AATGGCTTGAAAAAAACGTAATGAACAAAACAGAAGCGAAGCGTCGACCAGATCATAATATGCAAGCACAAATGAGATTGCAGAAAATTATGCAACAAGCAATCAAAGACAGTAAAAAACGTCGTGGCATTGAAGATGACGATGAAAAAGAACGTACAGACGAAATGACTAGTGCAGGCGGCATTGCTGCAGTAGCACAGCCTATGGGTAAAATGCAACGCCGTAAAAAGACAGACGAAGATGAAAAGAAATCACCAGCAGGCGGACCAGCGTGTTGGGATGGAAAAAAGATTCATCCAACTAAGCCAACCAAAATGAAGGGTGGCAAGCGTGTTAATAACTGTATAGACGACGGCAAATAATTTAGGAGTACACTATGAGTTGTAAATGTCAAAACTGTCATTGTGAAAGTCACTGTGGCACAGAATGCCCTACATGCCATAATGATGTATGTCAAAAATGCGAATGCGAAAAGTGTGCAGAACGACCTGTCAAGCAAGAATGGGCTTGGCAAGACAGCGGAATTGAATTAGGTTTTTAATGCATCCAGAAGAACTTGCATGGAAAACAGTTGATCCCAATGATATGTGGGTATTTGACAAACTTATATTGAGTACTAAATTAGGATACAACTGCGGCCCAGTTGGCGTACCAGTTAACAAACCGGGCAAATACATTGTACGTCCTGCAGTAAATGCACTAGGGTTAGGCTTAGGTGCTAGTATAGAATACATAAAAGATTCAACAGATCATTTAACGCCCGGACACTTTTGGTGCGAAATATTTCATGGTAGACATTTAAGTGTAGATTATCATCGAGGTTTACAAGTGTTATGTGTAGAAGGATCCAAGTCTGCTGATACATTTACACATTGGAATCGTTGGCAGCGTACTAAAGATTATGTTAACAGACCTAGTTTGCTTATGTCGTTTTTACAAAAGTATGAGTGGGTCAATTGTGAGTTTATAGGTGATAAACTAATTGAAGTACACCTAAGACGCAATGTAGATTTTGACAACAACATAGACGAATTTATTCCAGTATGGGAGGGCGAAAGCACGTCACCTCCCGAAGGTTACCAGTACATTGATTACCCAGACGTGCACGGACGTATCGGAGCGTTCGTAAAATAAATATCATTACATAAAACAAGGATATTGTAAAATGGCAGTAGAAGATTTTGAATTTGAATTCACAGAAGAAATGGCTATCGAACTGCTTCGTGGAAATGAAGAAGCAGAAGACTGGTATGACGCAATGTGCGAAGTACTACCGTTGTGGGAAGTAGACACTCCAGAGCGTGTAGCAATGTTTGTTGCACAGTGCGGGCACGAATCAAACAACTTTAAAGTACTAAGCGAAAACTTAAATTATAGTGCAAAAGCACTCAATGCAATTTTTCCAAAATATTTTGAAAGGGCAGGTAGAGATGCTCAAGAATATCACAGACAACCTCGTAAAATTGCTAACGTCATTTATGCCAATAGAATGGATAATGGGGATACTGATAGCGGTGATGGTTGGAGGTTCCGTGGTGGTGGAATACTACAACTTACAGGACGTTATAACTATACTAAATTCGGAGAAGAAGTAGAAATGTCTCCAGAAGAAGCAGTAGAATACGTGCGTACTAAAAAAGGTGCATTAGATAGTGCTTGCTGGTTCTGGGACACAAATGACATCAACAAGTATGCAGACGCCAGAGATGTTAAAGGTGCAACCAAACGTATTAATGGTGGATACATCGGTCTTGAAGATAGACAAAAGCATTACCACCATGCAATGGAAGTCTTAGGCGGACATTGGGAGCCAAGTAAAATTGTATACGAAACTGTACGTTTAGGATCACGTGGTCCAACTGTACGTGCTGTACAAGAAGAACTTGAAATTGGTGCCGATGGTATCTTTGGTAAAGGTACAGAAGCACACGTAAGAGCATGGCAAGCAGAAAATGGACTTACACCAGATGGTGTTATGGGTCCAATTAGTTTAGCGATGTTATTTGGAGAATAATCAATTGCTTTGTAGAAAATGTGGAAACAAATCACATTGCAATAAACCTCTTTATAAAGAATATAGAGACACATGGGACAGACATCGTGGGCAAATGACAGTTTGTAGTAAATGCGAATGTGAGGAATGTACTAAAAATGAAAATTAATATTGAACATTACGTTAACATATATAAGCAACACGAAGCACAATGTGTTTCAACAAATGATAGAACAGCGTATTGGATACAATATCGAAAAGAAAAAGAAGAAAGGGAGAACTATACTCCCCCTTCAAAAGCAAGATTCGAACATGGATAGGAGAGTGACATGAATTGGATTAAAAATAGATTAAAAGAAAGAACAACACTTGACGGTGTTGTACTAGTGGGAGCAGGTGTAGCGATGATACTAACACCTGTAAACTTAATTGCATATGCTATGATTGCATATGGTGCATGGACCATTTGGAAGTCTGAATAATGTGGGACATGATTCAAAACATGGCGAGCGACCGCACGTGGATTTATACTAGCATAGCAGGCAGTATTGCCGGTGCTATGGTGCTTGCATACTTGAGTACTACAAGATTAGGTCTCTGGGGATATGCTAAGTTTGATCTTGCTGTGGATTATTTGGTAGAACGATGGGGCCTTACATGGCTACAACAACCAGAAGACGCATGGCGCAAAAAATATCCAAAAATTACAGCAAAAATAGACAGCATCGAAAAGCGTCTAGAAGAACTAGAAAAGCGTTGACACAACGCTTTTTTTATCTTATATTCAAATAATATATAATTAACTTAAAGGAGTAGCATATGCCTACACGTTCTTTCAGTGACAGTGAGATCACGAAACTTAAACAAATTATCAATGAAGGTATTCAAGTAACAGCAGAAGTAGAGACACTAAAAGGCGGTCTAAGCGACACTGTAAAAGCAATAGCAGAAGAATTAGACATGAAACCTGCAACGATCAACAAAGCTATCCGTATTGCCTACAAGCAAGAATTTACTAAAGTAGCAGAAGGATTTAGCGAACTAGAAGAAGTACTTGCTGCGGTAGGAAAGGATCACTAATGTTAGACCTCAATGTTATCGAGGTACAGCATTACACTGACAAACTCTTTAGAATTAGAACAGAGCGACCTCGTAGTTACAAATTTACTGCGGGAGAATTTGTTATGATTGGATTAGAAGATACTCCTGCAAGAGCATATAGTTTGACCAGTGGACCATACGACGATTACTTAGAGTTTTACAGTATCAAAGTGCAAGACGGACCTCTTACAAGCAAACTGCAACATATTGTTGTAGGAGATACACTCAAAGTAGGTGAAAAGCCAACTGGTACACTTATACTTGCTAATTTAGAACTAGGCGGACACCTTGTTATGATGGCAAGTGGTACAGGTATTGCACCGTTTATTAGTTTGTTACGTGATCCAGAAACATATGATTTGTTTGATAATATTACAGTAACATGGACTACTAGATTACATGCAGAACAGGACTGTTACCGAGACTTCTTGAATGAAATGCCCGTCGAATACATCAGCACAGTTACACAAGAGCCTGCCGAATTACAAGGACGTATTCAAAAGTTTATGGCAGACGGTACTGTTAAGATTGACAATCCTGCAGAACAACGTATAATGTTATGTGGAAGTATAGCATTTAATAACGATCTTAAAGATCACTTTACTGCACTAGGATTCAGTGAAGGTAATAAAAAGACACAAGGTACATTTGTGCAAGAAAGGGCGTTTGTTAGTTAATGTATGTAGACGCATATATCGATAGAGACAAAGATATTATTCATGTAGTAGAGCGTGATAAAGGACGCAGAGAATATCGTGAGTATCCTGCACGTTATACGTTTTACTACAAAGATCAGCGTGGCAAATACGAAAGTATTTTTGGCGATAAACTAGAACGTTTTACAACTACTAACAGTAGAGCTTTTAAAAAAGAAAAGAAACTATACAGCGGACAAAGACTGTTTGAAAGCGATATTAATCCTGTATTTAGATGTTTAGCAGACAACTACTTAGGTTTAGAACCTCCTAAGCTAAACATAGCATTTTTCGATATTGAGGTAGACTTTAACAAAGAACTAGGCTATGCAGATCCTAGTGACCCATTTAATGCTGTTACTGCAATTGCAGTGCATTTGAGTTGGCTAGGACGCACAATTTGTCTTGTCAACAAACCTAGTAGTCTAAGTCAAGAACAAGCACAAAAGATTGTTGACAAGTTTGAAGATACTATCTTGCTAGATACTGAAAAAGAATTACTAGATACGTTTTTACAGTTGATAGATGATGCGGATGTAATGACGGGATGGAACAGTGAAGGCTTCGATATTCCGTATATGGTTAACCGTGTAGCACGAGTATTGGGCAAAGAGCATACTAGACGTTTTTGTCTTTGGAATCAATATCCCAAGCGCAGAACTTTCGAACGCTACGGTAAAGAACAAGAAACATTTGATACTATGGGCAGATTGCACTTGGACTATATGCAACTGTACATGAAGTATACATATCACGAAATGCACAGTTATAGTTTGGATGCTATTGGCGAGTATGAACTTGACGAACGTAAAATTGCATATCAAGGAACACTTGACCAATTGTATCACAACGATTTCTTTACGTTTATTGACTATAACATACAAGACGTTAATCTGCTAGTTAAGCTAGACAAGAAGTTGCAGTTTATCGACTTAGCAAACGTTATCGCACACGACAACACAGTTCTTGTACAAACGACAATGGGTGCGGTTGCTGTTACAGACCAAGCTATTGTTAACGAAGCTCACCGTCGTGGAATGATGGTTCCAGACAAAGAACATGACCGTATACAAAAACACTATCCAAAACAAGTAGCAGCCGCAGGTGCATATGTTGCAACTCCCAAGCGTGGTTATCACGAATGGATTGGCAGTATGGACTTGAACAGTCTGTACCCTAGTATCTTGCGTAGTACAAATCTAAGCACAGAAACTATTATTGGTCAAATTAGACATACACTAACTGTACCTATGCTTAACGAGTTTAATTGGGAACCTGCAAGGGCATGGGAAGGCAAGTTTGCAGCACCCGAGTACGAACTTGTCATGAATAAAGACGACGAAACACTGCTATATATTGACTTCGAAAACGGAGAAGAGCTTCCTGCTACAGGCAAAGAAATATATGACATTGTGTTTAACAGCGGACAGCCTTGGGTACTAACAAGCAACGGTACTATTGTTAATCAAGAACGCAAAGGTGTTATTCCAGGCTTGCTTGAACGTTGGTATAGTGAACGTAAAGTGCTACAAAAGAATGCCAAAGAGCAAAAAGGTGTAGACGATGAACAGTTTGCTTTCTGGGATAAACGACAACTTGTGAAAAAGATTAACTTGAACAGTTTGTATGGTGCGGTACTTAATCCAGGTTCACGTTTCTTTGACAACCGCATGGG